TAGGTTTGATTCCTATGCCTTTCCAGCCCATATATCCTCAATTTGCATCTTTTGTTGTGTATTTAGTTTTGAAAAAAGTTTCAATAATTATTCCTGTGATATCCCATTTGTGTAATCTTGCTTTATTAGGATGATCGTGATGCTCCTCATGGAATGCATCACCCCAAGTCAATATTGCTAATATAAAATCATTATGCGGCTTGTTTTTCCTGTGCGAAGTGCTCAAGATAGCTGTGCCAAACCCTATCACTAATGCAGCAGGAAATAACCAAGCATAAATTACAGCAAACGGGTCAACAGCATAAAGACATACAGCATACAATATATTGATTAAAAAATAATATTTGCGCTGAAACCTATAAAATGTATTTTTGAGAATGCGGCCTGCATATTTTGGATTAACGTTTGCAAACATAGTCAAAAAATGCACTCTAAATTTTCCTAAATAATCTGGGGAGTGTGGATCTTTTTCTGTATCAGCATATCTGTGATGCGCTTTGTGTATTGCTACCCAATCAATAGCAGGTCCAGTTAAACCAATTGTAGCAAACAATACAATCATTTTTTCAAACCATACCGGTGCTTCAAAACTTCTATGAGTGACAAGTCTATGATATCCCATTATCATTCCTAAACAACCATTTAAAAAATAAATTAAAATTGCTATAATATAATGATACCAATCTGCATATAACAACATTGGTATAATACTACAATAAGCAATTATTTGTAAAATAAAAATAGCATGAGAATATTTGATCATTTATTGTCCTATATTATGTATTTAATATTTTTTCCAAAAATTCAATAGCATCGCCTACAGTTCTTATATGTTCGGCATCAGTATCTTCAATTGTTATGCCAAATTCCTCTTCTAAATCCATTACAATCTCTACGACATCAAGACTATCGGCGCCTAAGTCGTCTATAAAATTAGATGATTCAGTCACTGAATCTTTAGCTAATGATTCCTTTATAACTTTTTTTACTCTTTCGGCTATGTCAGTCATATTTTATTCCTTTCATTATATATACCTAGATTTTACTGATTTACTTTCCTTTTAGGTATCTTACTATCTGCACTACTTACACAACTATTTGTAATACAGGGCATTGCTTTATCAAACAATTTAAATCCTGTTTCTATATTTCCCAAAGGCACGTCATGACAACTATAGGAACGTTTTATACTGCCATCAGGTTCACGTATAATAATACCTTGATAACCTGCATTACAATTCCATCCTTTGAATTTGTTGAAGTTAAATGCATTAAAACGTTCTGCTTGATCCATATACCATGCCTTGCCTTCACTATCTCTAAATTCTACTTGAAAATGCCATGGCACACTAGCATCTGGCTTATGCATAACATCTTTTGGTATTTCAAATTTAGGCTTAGGACGATCAGACCATTTACGTTTGCTCTCTGTGTATGCACGTTGTGGCATTCCATTCCAAAGTCGTTTTAAATCTTCTTCTTTGTATCCGTCAACCACACGTGATGCAGTAGGATCCGATTGTGGTTTGAGGGTAACGTTGATTCCTTGCTCATGAAAGAACAGTGCATTTTCCCAGTCTCTTTCAAACCATTCAGGCACCATAACCATGTTAATTGTAATTTGAACATCATGCTCTTGACACAGGATTAACTTGTCTGCAAAGTCCTGCATCTTCTCCTTTGTATCTAAATGTTCTGTGTGCAAACTTGCTGTAATACTTGCTCTATGAAAGGGTTTTGCACGTTCTACATAAGTTTCAAACCATTTCATATTTCTTGAACAGTTTGATGTCATATGAACACTGGTATAATTAGTGTTACCTACATCTTCAGCAAGGTGGCTAAGTATGTCCAGATAACCGGGATGAAAAGTAGGTTCACCCCCACTAAGGCTAAAATGAAAGCTATTAAATCCGTTATTCCGGGCTTGTCGTTTAATTTCATCCACTGTGAGTAAACAGAGCTCGGTAGGTCGGTGGTCTTTACGATCACTTCTGGCGTAGGGCCAGCAGTAAGAGCAACGGTAGTTGCAAAATCTGCCCAGTAACCAGGATACAGTAAAAATATCACGATACAGCAAAGTGCGTTGCCCAACAGACACAATATTGTCAAAGGGGATTTTGGTGAAATCATAGTTACTCCATTTTAGATCTTCGCTCATATTATATTATACTAACCAATGCTATTTTTGTCAAAGTTTTTCTTTTAAAAACTTATCTCTCTTCTTTTCTGCACATACATGCTCGCAACGAGGTATACGTTCATTATCTGTCCAACTAGATTGTATGTCATTCCATATTTTGCCGTTCATTGCCTGCTCAATACTAACATTTTTTAAATTTATATCATTTTCGTAATCATGTTCAATCAATAAATTCTCAAATTTATCATGTATAGCACCGCTTACAGGAAACTCTAACATTTTACTGTTTAAGTGACAACAAGGTATTACATTGCCCATATGATTTACAAAGATCCTTTTTTGATTGGCATATTTGCAACTAATGCAAGGACGAGGCTGAGGATTTGGATCTCTTTTTTCTCTTTTGTGTATAATATCTTTTGTATCTTCTCTATGACTGATTATAGTTTTGAAATCTTTAAACCCTTCGTCTTTTGCTTGTTTTTTTGCAGATTCAAGTTGATGTTCATTATGCTCAAAACTAATAAATTGCCATACACTTTGTCCGCCTGCTTTAATAAAAGCCCTAAAATTTTCTTGGACTTTTTTGAAATTACTACCTTCTCTATACACTTCAGACAGTTCATCACTACCATCAATGCCCCAAGTTACTCTATGACTTTTAGGCAGTATTTTTGCAAGTGTTTCCCACCATTGTGTTGTTCGTAAACTACCATTGGTGGCAATATTGATGTGGCAATTCCATGTTGCAAAGTGTTTTACAATATCAAAAAATTGGGGATGGCTGCAAGGTTCGTCTACACTTCCGCAAAAATTAATTATTCTTATGTTTGGAAACATTTCTTTTTTAAATTTATTTTGTATTGTTTCTAAATCTAAGTAGGTTGTGTTTAAAATTTTATCTGCATGTTCCGATAGGACTCTAAAACAGCCTTTACACCTGATATTGCAAAAACTGGTAAGTTCTATATCTATCCATTCTAGTGTTTTAGTAGACCAAGCGTTATTTTCCATTCAACCACTCGCAAATTCTTTTATCCAAATAATCTTCATAAGACTGATTACGACTTTCATCAAATAATTTTACCTCTTTTAATGCCAGAGATTGGTTTGTATTGCATTTTTCTTTTGCATTTTTAACAACTTGTTCTAATCTTACCATAGTTTCTTTGCCATATTTGTCAAAATTGTCTAAAACAAGGCAGTGTGCTTGCTCAAGTAAATCATAACTTAAATGCCGCAACCCTGTGCCTCTGGTATTAGGAAATACCTCGCTGAAAAACACATGATATTCAACATTTAAACTTTCCATGTAGTCTAAAAAATCAATTGTGCTAAAAACATTAAGTATAGAAACAACATAATTTATGTGCAACATTTTTTGAGGCATGTGTTTGACATATAATTGTAAACTTGCATCAAGCTGCTCAAATGTTGCTGGATGCCTGATGTATTCATATACTTTTCCAACTCCGTCTATACTAAAAGTGTGTCTATTTTTAAATTCTTTTAATAATCCAATAATTTTATCGTCAAAACAAATAGTATTGGTGTGAAATTCTAGCGAAATATCTTTTGCATAGCCTTTGTCAACACACATTTGTAAAAGATCTATTACTTTTCTATCGTAAAATGGCTCGCCGCCTGACATTTTTAATGTTTCTAAGTGTTGTATATTTTCAACAATCCAGTGCCATTGCTTTGATTTTGCGCCATCATATGGAAAACTAGTATACCAACGTCCATTTGTTGCTTTTAATATTTCTCCATACTTACCATTGTCTTTAAAAAACTTATGATCTTTTTGTAACAAGTTGCTATTTGTAGGAGCACACATTCTACATGCTAAATTACAAACATTACTAATACTTAGATCTATTTCTCGTAATTTAGGTTCAAAATTTACCTCATCGGCCTTCATATATTCTCTATAACTTTTAACGCCTCTGTCTTCTGCTTGCCAACATACCTTACAGGCCGAATCTCTTTTACCATTAAGTATGTTTTGTCGCAGTTCTTTCATACGTTCGCTATTGAAAATTTCATCTGGTGTTAAATTTTCTACATTAGGTATTTCAAATCTTTTAGTTGTATCTTCAAATCCGTCATCTAGCGTGTTAAGCATCATACAGCAAGGCGTAGCACCTGATAATTTTCCATTTATAAATTCTTTAAATGCTAATGCCCTAAAGGGCAATGGGCAGTATACCTTGTCTATGTCATTCATTTGTGCCAAAACTCCGGTTGCATAGGATCTATACTTAGCTCATTAATTACTAAATCTTTTGGTTGTTCAACTATCCATTTTATATATTGTGCTGCTTTGTCAATATCTAGTAATTTTCGCTCAGGATGCTTTTCTGCATTGTTACTCAATGTTCCAAAACTAATGTAACTTACTTTTGGTCCACTTGCCCAAACACCTGTCAAGCCTAATGTATTTGAATAATCTTGTAATGCTTTCTTTTCAGCATTATACAACCATGCGCCACCTTTTTTAACACGATCCGTTGTGCTGCCTATATTTATTATGTGACAATTATGCTTTTCTAACACACATTTGTGATATACTATGTTTAAAAGCGTAGTCTGATTAAATTTAAACAAAGCAGCACAATTTACAAATATATCATGATGACACACAAGGTCAGCAAGCCTTTCTTGGTCGGCTTTACGTCCGAAATCAAACCCGTTTTGTCTACTGCAAAATTCAGCATCAGGATATAATTTTGCTAAAGCGCCGGCAACGCCTTCTGTCTTGTTACCTGTTATAATCATCTAACACTCCTAAATCTAAATGATTTCCTAAAACTTCTAAAAATTTATCTTTGTATAAACTTTTTGGAGCACACAGTCCACAACCGCATGTTTGTTTCGGACAAATAACAGTTGGCAAAGTTCCGGATTCCATTTTTTTACGTAAATCTTCTACTAATTTTTTACCTTCACTAATTTTACCAATAGGTCCTCTAGTTTTATCAAACCGAGCTTGACAGGTTTGATGATGGTAAATGCTATCTGTTTGTTGTTCTAAATGTAGGAAGAACCAGTTTACACTGCAATTCCAGCCCTTGAATTCTCTAAAGTCTACAAAAGTAGCATTTCTACTTTCCCCATCTTTGCTAAGACACATTTCTCTACTTCCGCAACACGGACGTCCTATTGTTAATCCTAGTTTTTTACCTTCTGATGTCTTTTTTCCTGCCGCACTTAAAATATTTGTTTCCTCAGCTGTTTCATTTAACTTTTCATTTTTGTATTTCCAATAATTTTTCATGTAATCTAATTGTTCATCAGTATATTGATGAGCAAAATTACTTTTACTATCTGGCTCTTCTCCTATAATTCTAGGAACGTAGCTAACTCCAAGCTCATGCAAATAATCACACAACTCTTTACACTCGTCAAAGTAAGCAGCATGAAACATTACATTGACACTTACAGTAAATTCGTGTGATGGACCTTGTAAATAAAATTGTTTTATACGGTCCTTAACCTGTTGTTTCAGTTTGTTATCGCTTTCGGCATGATAACTTACAGTAGCATGTCCAAAATTTTCCATTACTGCTTGGCCCATCTTTTCACTCATTGCGCCATTAGTAGTAAGAGCGAAACCTGCATACCAACTATCTGAATATTTTTCTTCATACTGCTGTTTTAAATACTGTGCGAATGGAATAAAGTTTGGATTTACTGTGGGCTCGCCACCTGTAAAACCAAAACTTGCTTTTTTTATCTTTAGATAGTTCATATGCAAATCTACATATTCAAATAGAAAATCAACATTATTTTTAAGTTCTTCAAGTGTAGCATGTTTACTAAAATTGTCATGCCTATGCGCAGGACAATAACTGCAATCATAATTACAGCGTCTGCCTGTGTCCCAAGTTACTTGAAATACCTTTCCGGTAAGTAAATCTATTGTATCAAAGCTCATATATTTCCTTAATTACATTTTCAACTTGCGATTCTGCCCAGGTTCTTTCTTCGCACCACCAACATTCGTTACATATTGGAATATGCATACCGTCTGAATATTCTGTAAAATCCTTGCAAACATCAGATACTGCATGATTATGATTTATATCTCCTTCACAACTGCGTGTTGTATTATATAAATCTAAAATCTCAAAAATATGATACTGAGCTACAATCCAATCTTTTTTTACAAATCTAAAAGGATGAGCAAATACTGTATTAAGTTTATTTGCATAAATCCACAAGTCTATTAGCTTTCCGTCTGCTGCATCTTTATCTCTATTTTGCATACGATCACTGCGAGTATCATCTGGATTTTTACTAGTTGCATTAAAAACTGCATCTAAGTTATAATTCCATGATGCAAATTTATTAAAACTACCAACAATTACTTGGTCCACACTTCTGCCGTTTATTATAGGACCAATAGCACCGTGTTCCAATTCTGGAGGTATAAAAGTAGTATATCTATTTGCTAATATATTTGGGAATAAATTACATAGATAATTATAAACTTCTAAACTTACATACCCTTGCCATGGTCTAGTTTCCCAACATCGTTGATATGTAATTACATCAATCTTTGTATCTAAATTATTATCCGATATAATTTTACAGAGCAAATAAGTAAGCAAACAACTATCAGCGCCGCCGCTCAAATTTACGCCAATACGCTTCCATTTTGAATCAAACATTATGTCTAATCCATTTATATTTGTTCGTATCAAATCTTTGTGCAATTTGTCATATAGTTTATTGTTTTGTTCAAACATTTGAATATATTTCGCCTCCAACTAGTTTATAACTATCTACATAATCGTTTATATTTTTAGTTTCTAAATTGCTTACTAACATATCTGTGAATTGTCTCCAATATTCGTCACTGTTTTTTACAGGATTTTGGAATAATTCTTCTAAACTTATTAATAAATTTTTAAGTGCTACAACATCATCCCAAGTATTATTGTTATATGTGTTTAATAATTTTGTTTCATTAAAATTTTGATAGCGTTTGTTTGTAAATTTTTTTACAATATTTTTTGCAATCGCAATTTCTCCGTTGACATGTGACTCAAATTTTTCATATAACAATGCAGGATTTTGTTCCTTTTCTAATATTACAAACTGCACTGTATCACACTCCAAATCTATTACTGCTTTGACTAAATCAGATAATTCCATTAATTGCACAATACCAATATAACATACTAAATGAACTTTGTCAGCATATTTTAAATGTTTAATTGTATTCCAGAAAGTATCCCAAGTATGCGGATTATAATATTCGTGTAATTTCCTACCGCTATATAGATTGACAGTTACAATGCTGGAGTTCATAATGCATCTAAAATCCTATTTTTATTTTTTATAGCCCAAGCCCTTTCATCACAATGAAAACATGCTCCGCAACCATGAAGTGTTGCTTCGCAACTCACTGTTTTTTCTAATAAATCTGTGATACCGAAATAATCATAATGTGCAATAACCCAATCCTTTTCAATCAAACCAAAAGGATTTGCCTGCACAAAATTTGCACCAAACTTTTCAATTGGCGCAACTACCTCTAGCTGATCACCTGCTGTCAAAGTTTCGTGTTTTCTATGAACAGGCATAGACGAAAGTTCTACTTCAGGCACAACATTACTACCATTATACATTACTCCTAATTCATAATGTCTTGCTGCCCAGGTATTATACTCCATAAAATGAAACAATTCTATTTTTGCATCCATTTCAATTAATTCTCTTGGTTTTGTATAATCATCGTTGAACATTAACATGCTAACAGGTGTAAACTCATATGCAGTTGGCAACATTGTCCAAAGTTGAGGTTGTATAATCTGCGGATATCTCTCTGCAAGATCTTCATACACTGCTGTTTTAGCATCTTCGTTCCATTTATTATGTTCCCAGTGGCGTGCAAATGTAATAGGAAATATTTTTATATCACAATCTGTTTTTTTGATAGCTTCGCAAAGCAAGTATGCTAACAAGGTGCTATCTGCTCCCGAACTTAAATTTATACCAATTCTTTTTTTAGTAATGTCAAAGTATATTGGAAATCCATTTACTGTAAAATGGGGAAATCGATCAAAAAATCCTATACGATTATAGAACTCCATAACTTGGCCAAAGCGTTTGCTTTTTACAGCTGATATATCTATTCCGTTTCCAAGCTCAAACATTATAATATGCCCTTTTCTTTGCAATGGCTTTCTACCCAATCAGCCTGCCATTTATGTCCATCTGTATAAAAATGACCGGCCCAGTCTTTTTTAAAATCTTTGTTACACTCTTCTACAATATTTTTTTGGGTAAAACAAAAATCTGTATTTGCTTTGACATAATCTTGATAAATCTCATGTTCGCAATCAATTAATTCATGGTTTAGCTTACCATAATGTAGCTGTGCATATTGTCTTTTACCTTTATCTGTTTTCCAAAAAGGTGACGATAATTTAAATTGATTTAAAATAGCCGGAGTGACAACTTGTATATCCTCTAAGCTGTAATTAAAATAAGAATAATTGTTAATAATTGTCCTATTGTTTAAAAACTCTTTTTTATCCGATAGCCAATAAGTGATTCTACCAGGAGTGGTTATTTGAAAAATAATTTTATCATATTTAAATTTTAATTGCCTAAACAAATTAATTTGGAACAAAACACTAGAGCCCATAAAGGCATAATTATCGAATTGTATATTTGGATATTTTGTGCTGAGTATTTTTACCCAAGATATTCCATTATCTATTTCTGGAACACCGTGTGTATAACTACAACCAAATATTGCTATTTTCATTTGAATATATCCTTCATTTCAGGAAAAGTTTCGTCAAAAGTTATACCACGCTGTTTGTCACATAAATCTAAAAACTCTTTCATTTCAGGCAATCGTATACTCCAGTCTTCGCTTTCCATGAATGATAACATACCTTTTAATCGTTTTATACCATAAGGTGCAGCATCAAACATTTCTTTGGTTATTTTGCCTTTGTGCCAACTAGGAATACCCAACTCCCAGTTTTCTTGCCACCAAGGATAAAACTCTTCATACTTTTTACGCACTTTTGCTTTGAACCATTCGGGTAACACTTTTACATTTAAGTGCGGTGGATGGTAAACAAAATGATAATTTATGCCTCCTGCACCAAAAGGCCACATGTTTATTTTACTAAATTTTTGTTCTAGTTTCCATTTGATAAAATCTGGCAAGTAATATATGTTCAGTGCTTGCACTGCACATGCAATGGTAATCTCAACATTATTGCTTGTTTCTTTGTCTAATTTATGAAATACTTCTTCTGTGCGTTTCCATTTACTTGGGTAACGTATATAGTCATTCATCTCGTGTATGCTATCTACACTATAATGAAACCTTACAAGTTTAAATTCTTTCCATAAATCAAATAAATCTTCTCTCCACTCAACTCCGTTACTGTTATATCGAATTTCCAGATCTTTTGCATATCCCATTTTAATTGCATGTTCAAGTATTTCATAATGTTCCTCTATAATTAGGCTTTCGCCGCCTGCAAAATAAATTTGCTGCATACTTGGCATCTGCTCATAAAACTGATTCCAGAACATAGGGTTCTGTTTGTGCCAATTATAACTACTGCCGTTTGTGCTGCCTTTGTCTTGCCATTGCATTGTCTCTTTTAGACTTTCATTCTGCACAGAGGGAAAAATCTTTTTGTAGTCTTTGATCCAGCCTGAACTATCATGTGGACTACACATCACACATGCCAGTTGACATTTTGTTCCGAAACGCAAATCTATATATGCCAGATTAGGTGGAACTTCGCCATCCTCTGTTGTATTTGCAATAAGCTCGTCTACATCAGTGCGCTGGCTCCAATAGGCAGTTTCCCACATGCGTTTTGAATTATGGCCTGCTGCTTCTTCTTTGTAGCACTTCAAACAACTAGGATGCTTTTCGCCATTCATCATTTGCTTGCGCACATTTTTCATATACTTGCTATTCCATGCAGTTTGAAAATCTGTTACATTAAGATTGTTTGGCTTGCCGTCATCAGTCTTAAGAATACCAACTTGTCCACCATGTTCTTTATCGTTTGTAGGGCCGACGCTGCTTGCATTTGCTGTGCAACAAACCCGCATACTTCCATCAGGCCTTGTGCTTAAATGCACCCAGGGTAAAATGCAAAATGTGTCGCTAACTCTGCTCATAATATTACTTACCTAATTATCTACGTAGTTTATTTCGTTATGATAGGCTTTGTTTTTTGCACAGGTCCTTACACATCTTGTAAAATGCAGTTCATGATTAGGATCCCAACTAGCAGATAAAAGTTTGGCAAACCAAGGGTGCTGTCTTATTTCATCAATACTATAATGCTTTAGACTATTCCAATTAGGTTCGAAATTATTTAATTTAGTAACAATGTCTTCTTTGTTTTTAAATGCACTATCCCATAAAAAACAACAAGGCCACATAGTCTGGTCGCTAGCAATAAAAATCTCGCCTTCGTGTATGTATTTACATACAATAGAATTTATAATATTTTCTGTTTGTATTTTGTCAACTTTACTGCTTTTATATTGCTGAATGAATTTATCTAGATCTTTTACTACGGATTTTTTACTGTGTTCTTTATTTCCGGTTGTGGTAATTTTTTTTGTAATTTTGTCATTCTTTTTTCCTATCTGCGAAATCCACTGATGGTAACTGTTACGCATACCTGTGCGAGTAGCAAAATGAAATTGCAATTTGTTTGCATGTTTTTTTGCATTTTCTAATTCATGCTCGTTATGGTCAAATATAATATAAATCCATGTTGCATGTTGGGCAGGAGCCGACTTTGAAAAAGCCTCTATGTTTCGCTCTATTATATTCCATTTGGTATTTACACGATATATATGATTGGTTTCTGCATGGCCATCTATGCAAAAATGGATATGTAATAAGCCTGGGTATTGTGTTGCAATATTTCCTAATTGTTGCCACCAATCGGCTGTATTATATCCCCCATTTGTGCTAAATTCTACATATCCGCCTTTGTCAACCAAATAACGAGTCATTTCAAGGCAATCTGGATTGACTATAGGATCACCGAGAACTCCGCAAAATTTAAATTCAACACCTGCATAACTGTCAGCAGGAAATATCCTCTGCAAATCTTGCAGCGAAAAACTTTGTATTCTCAGTAAATCTTTATTAAGTGTTCTTGCACAGCCAGGACAGGCAGCATTACAATCACTGGTTATTTCTAGTTCGACTTTTTTTATCATAATATACGCATTTAATAAATATATTTATGAGCAACTTCTTAGACCCGAAAATTATTGGTCAAAACAAATTTTGTGCAGCGCCTTTTACTAGTGTGTATATAGGTCAGTATAATGAAATACGAGTTTGTTGTGCATCGCCTACTGCAATTGGTAATCTAGATGAAAACAAAACTTTAGAAGAAATAATTAATAGCAATACAGCACAAGATATAAGGAAAAATTTAATTAAAAATACATTTCATTCTGCATGTAAGCATTGTGCCGGCATAGAATCTAATACAGGTAAAATTGCTAACGAAAGATATGATAACAATAGACTAGGACTCCCTACAATTACTGATGCTGTATTAAATACAGACACAAACGGTTTTATACATTCACAAAAACCTGTATGGTTAGATATTTTATATAGCAACAAATGTAATTTTGCATGTATGGGATGCAGTGCCGATTTAAGTAGCACAATTGCTAGCAAATATTCAAGTGCATATAATATTTTGCATGGCAAGCCAGAAGATACCAAAGTCATAAATGAATGGCAAAACAACAATGATAAAATTATTGACTACATCTTGCAGCACAAAGATACTATACAAACTCTACATATAAACGGTGGCGAGCCATTTATGCAAGAACCTGTGCATGAACTGCTAGAGGTATTGCTTAAAAATCAGTTAAATAAAACCATTCGTATTTGGAGCCATACTAATGGAAGTATATCAAAATACAAAAGCGTAGATGTAATTGAACAATATTTGGCAAACTGGGGTAAAAAGGCTATCATTACCCTCAGCCATGACTTACACGGCGAAAGAGGAGAATACATCAGGTATGGACTCAAACAAGATAAATGGAAACACACATATAATAGATTGAAATCTGCTAATGTTGAAATCAATATACAAACATGTTATAATGTTTTTAATGCATTGCATATGCAAGAGTTATACGATTTCTATAGATATGAATTAGATTCCGACGATCATTTGGTGCTAGGTCAATGGAGCGAACCGGTTACATTTAGTGCCAGAATACTACAAACAAATAAAGATTTATTTGAAAAAGCAAATAATATCTTAGATAGTATGCAATATAAAAAGAACGATTTTGCCTGGGCATACAAAATGCACAGTATAAAAAAGTTTTTAAATTATACTATTCCTTCTGATAAAATTGAAATATATAAAAAACGTTTTACACAAAGCATAGAAAAATTTGATTACTTAAGAGGAACAAGTTTTATGCAAACATTTCCTGAATTGCAATCTCTTATTTAAACTGCGCTGCAAAAGGGTCAAACTCCGCACCGCACTTCATACTACACACTTTTAACTTGCCATCTGCACAACTTGGTTTGTTCCAGCTGCGTTCTATATTATCAAATATGCCTGTGTCAAATACTGCACGTAATCCATGTTTTTTAGCACTGATTGCATCTTTGCCGCCTACGTCATCAATAAAGTTCCAAACTTGTTCAACCTTAGGATCTTTATGCCACCATTTATACATACGCCCGGCGGTCCAACAACATGGCAGTGCTAGTCCTTCTGCTGTTATAAAAAGACTTCCTTCATCTTTTACTTTGCAACTTATTTCTGCGCTGTCATAATATGCATCCATTGTTCCATGTTTTGTTTTGACTTTATCGTATTGTTTTATAGCTGCATTCTGATATTTTTCAACAGGCTTTTTAAGCTGTGTAGTTTTTTCGCCTTTACGATTTACTGCTTGATGGGATTCTTTCTTTTCACTGGTGGCTGTAACAAATCTTCCTGTCTTTTTTGCTACAAATTTTTCAAATCCCCATTCTTCACTTAACCGTCTAGCTTCTTCAACCTGATGTTGATTGTGCTCAAAGATTAAATAATCCCAGCGAGCTCTACCGCCTGCTGCAATAAAACTTGTCATTGATCGTCTAACGGAATCCCAAGATACACCCTGTCTATAGGCATCATTAGTATCTCTAAGCCCATCCACACTAAAAATAACAGCACCCATACGGCCAAATATTTCGGCCAATTCCGTCCACCACGATTCATCTCTTGCCCCCGCATTTGTATTCATACTCAGCCACATATTATTATTGTATTGTCTAAAGTAGCGAAATATTTCTAGTGTATCTCGTGCAACAATAGGATCTCCTAAGTTGCCGCACATATACATTGTATTTAACTGTTTTATAAATTCAGGCTCGAATATACGTTTACAATCTTCAAGTGTTAGTTCGCTTAAATCAATATGTGGATTTACTTCACCGCCATTTTGATTACGATCACACATTGGGCAACTTGCCTGACAATTTTGTGTATTTTCTAAATGAACTACACGTATATCTTCATACTTATACATCGTATACTAACTTAACATCCTTACCCGGTCCAACTTTACTTGGCAAATCTCCATATTCATTTATATACCATTCAATAACGGCCTTATACCACTTATGACTATTATGATGAGCTTTCTTATTGAATTGCCAAATATTATTATTAGTTGCTTGCATTGTGCTTAATGCCCTTGCACTTTCTTTTTGCAATTCCCTAATACTAAGATTATTTGTATCCAATTTTCATAAACCTTGTATAATTATGCAACCCAAGTTCTCCTTCATAAATTACTGTCTCCATTGGCGTAGATATACTAAAATCTTTTAATGAAGGTGAACAATTGACATGTTCCTCTATGTCCATATAATCGTTTGACTGTAAAACAACTAACTTACCTTTAGGAATTTTACCATACCAATCACTAAAATTTTCAATATGTTCACAACTAGTATTTATAATTGTGTCTGGAGAATCCCATAAGGCTTCAAAGTCATTTTCGCCCTTTGAAACAGTATAGCAATGTTCTTCAAAGTCGATATCATGTATATCTTGCTCTACGTGTTTAAATTTCCAACCATCAATAACCCACGGACTATTAAAGATTTCTGCAATTTTTTCAGTTGTTGGATCAATATCAAAATTTCTTATTTTTTCAAATTTTAAATTATTTTCAAACATCATAGTGGCCAATGTGCCATACCATCCTGCGCATAAAAATATTACACCTAGATCTAAATCAGCCTTAACTAATTCATTAATAAGCCAAAGTTTGCTTTCTAACTGTCCTCTACTGAAACAGTCTTCTTCAAACTCAATTTTTTCGTTATACATATATCTAAATGCAGCTACAAACTGGCTTTTTGTATATTCCTGCAGAGTATCAAAAAGCACCCAATAATTATCATATTCGATTATTTTTGCAATATCTCCGGCATTGATCAATCTATAGATACTGTGTATATTATCATTACACACAGCCTTTTTTAAATCATCTGCGTCGGACAATAACCTAAAAATAGCATACATATTTTGATCTATAACTGCTGCTCTTAAGTCATCGGCGCTGCCGCTAATTTGCTGGTCGCCAATAATTCTAAAAAGGCTGTGCATATTTTTTTCTAGTATGGCTTTACGCAAATCTTCAGGTGCATCTACTATTTTAAAGATCGTATACAAATCTCTATCTACATAAGCCCTGCGTAAATTACTTACCCGCTCATCATCCGGATAAAGTAATTCAAACCTATCTAGTATTTTATAAATTTGCATCATTGTAATATTCCTCTAACCAATCAAAGTCATTAATTTTTTTCAATGCTTGTGCATTTCCTTTATTGTTTTCGCCATATTTTTTTCCATGAATAGCACCATTGATTGCTGCATCGCCATAAGGTTTATCAGCACCTACTGTAGTCCATATTTCTAATCTTTGCTGTGTTTCGATATCTTCTTGCCGATCAATTGATCTACTAGAAAGTTTACAACATTCTCTAAACGCACTTTTCCATGTTTCAAACTTTCCCGTGGCAAAATTAGTTGTATTACTAATTTCGTTTACTTCAATAAATTTATCACTAATGCTTGTTGTCATATCTAGTGCATTTGTATCCATGTCCATGGTAAGCTGTTTTGGAAACAATTTTACACCTCCATACCCGTAAACAAGCCCATTAATAGGATTTTTACTACGCCAAACATGAACATTGCTGTATTGCCAAACTGGAACTTGGTATTCAAAATTAAACCCCTCCTCTATGCAAGCATCACCATCCACAATCCATACCATTGGAGTGTCACATATTTTGGCTGCTTCAATATGTGCTTGATGAATACCTTTGATACCATGCACTCTGTGTATAACACGATGAGGAAATCTATTCATAAGATTTTCAAAATTTTCATCTGCATTAGGTTCTTGATAACTTATAAAAACTATATCATATGGCTTTGGACGACTAGCAACTATATCGTTGTCTTTTTTGCCTGCAAAAAATCTGTATTGCCATTCTCTTTCAGTAATAGTGGTGTGCTTGCTACACAAAATTATACCATCATTATATTTGCCATTCAAATAAGCATGGTGTGCATTTCTATCATATACATTAGAATGTTCAAAGTATGTGTCAAATTTAAAATTGGTATTTACTTCTACGGTGGTAGGTATTGTATAAAACAATTCTGTTGTAGTATTTTCTAATGCATGTAAATATTCTGTGTGTGTATCAACTATGAATTTATCATAAAATTTTGGAGTGCTTGCTACAATATCCCATTCTTTTCTACGAGCAATAAATCTATGTTCTATTTCCCGCTTTGAGACTTTTGCTTTTTTTGAAAATAGAAATACTCCGTTGAATAATTTTTTATCATTTACCAAATGTATAAAAGCATGATTTGTTTTTCTGTCATATTGATTGTTGTATGCAAAATACATATCAAATGCAAAACCACTAGTATCGATATTTGCACTTGTTCCCCAAAACATTTCTGTTTTTGAATTTTCTAGCGCATAGCAATAATCATCATAATTGTCTATTTTGAAACAATCATATGGTTTTGGATTACTAGCTACAACTTCAATAAATTTTTTATTTACAAAGAACCTGTAATCAATTTCCTTTTGAGATATCGCTGCTTTTTTTGGTATTAAACTAATACCATCATAATTGTCACCGTTTAAAAAAACATGGACATAATCCTGACTCCAGTCATCAGGAACATAGTCAAAATTAAAATCTTCACAAATATCCAAGTCAGGATACACTGCCCAAAAGAACTTTGTAATACAACTCTTTTGTGCTTGCTCAACTGAACTTACACATTTTAACATTGGAATTTTATTTTTCAACAGCAAAAATTCGTCTTTATAGAAATTTTTATCTGCAATTAAATAAACGTCATACATATTAGTAATTATAGTAGAAAATATTATTCTTGTCAAGATTCGAAATATGATAAATATATGCACAGGAGAATAAAAATGACCGATTTTACCCCAGGAGATGCATATAGAATTGACATAGTAGGTGCCGATAGCAGCATTATTGTTGATAGTTGGTCTAGTCAAATACGCGGAGATGTAGTATCTGTAGATGGACTTGTCATGGTAGATACAGGCGAGGGTAAATTATACGGTCCTCTTATAGGTAACATTGAAAATGCATCTGCAGACACTATAATCGATATAGATGGTAAATTAGCAGAAATAAATCTTAAAGGAGATGTCATTGGCATTGACGATAGTATATTAGTCGATAGTCATCTAGGGTTAATCCACGGGGATGTAAAGGGTAATATACTAGGAAGTGCTGGCGATTTGATAGTTGACATTGAGAACTATTCAATATACGCAGCACGTATTGAAGGCGATCTATACGGAGATTTTTATGGCAGTTTAGCCGAAGGGAATCATCTGCAAGGCGACTTTAGCGGAACATTCCAGGGCGTAATAACAGGTAGTGTAGAGGCCGATGTTGTAGGAACAGTTCATGGTAATTTAATCGGTGATAGTCATGGTATCCACAATGGTAAGATGATAGGCGATGTAGAAGGATTTCTGTATAGGGAAGAAGGCGTTCCTCTTACTGCTATCATAAACGACGAGCCTGTTTGGATTGGAGGTATAGTTCATCCTGATCAAAAAGACGGCACACCTATCATTGATGTAGCGGCACAGACTGCAAAAATATTTGGAGATATTGTTCATCCAGATGGCACCACAGTAGTTGAAATTAACACCCTTGAAACAATAGATCATAAAGCTACGTTTAAAGGCAAACTGCAAGGTGAAGTATGTAATAGTTTAAACCAAATAATGCTAACTGGAGAAAACAAGACTAATCTACTTGCTACAAACAATTGGATACAAATAGGCGAATACGGTTATGAAGAATTGACTGTTACTGGCAAAAATATTGTATTTAACTTGCAAACAAAACAGCATGAGGCTATGATACATATAAATGCGCACAAAGGATATTTGGATGCGCCGCAACCAGTTGCAGGCAATGACGGATTAGCAGTGTTTGGAGCAAACGGATATGATGGTATTAACACAAAACTAGGCGGTGCTTTTGGTGTATATGTAGATTCTACAAAACCTCATAACCAAGACAACCCATATATACCTAGCAAATTTGGCATTAGTTTAAGTGACGGCAATAAAATACCTAGTTTCACTGATGAAAATAGATTGGTTTTTGGTTCAGACGGGGTATTAGAAGTTCCTATTTTTAAAGCACAAGGAACAACATTTGCTCAAAGAGACGGCATGGCAGCAGAGCCAGGAATGATAATTTTTAATGTAAATAGTTCAAAATTCCAGGGATTTACTGGCATAGAATGGGTTGATTTACACTAAAAAGGTTGCTTATATATCTTTTTTATGCTATACTGAATAAAAAGGATCAACAATGAGTAAACTTTATTTTGGCATATGCCCTTACGGAACAATTTGCGATGTTTTCATAAACACACTAGCAGGTTGGAGTGATGATTGGGTGCAGCCATGCACTCCTGACATAACTAGCACCGGGCATCTAATACATAATAATCACGAACAATATGTATTAGATTTTACAGACAATAATCCAATGACATTTAGAGATATAGATTGGACTGACCGCTTAGGCGAAATCGAGTCATTATTAGAAAAATCAGATAAAAAGATTTGGATAGGAAATTTTAAAAGTAAACAAGCCCGCATAATAAAAAAGCATTTTGGAGATTATGCAAAAACTGTAGGCATAACTTACAAGCCTGTAATGAGAAATTTATTATTAGAAAATGTCATTACATATTATTCTGGTCTAACAAACGAAACAGATATGGAAAAGTATAATATTGGATTTAACACACGTTATTATACAAATAGAGAAAAATGGGATAAGTTGGTTCCTGTTAACTTTACACCCGAAGCAGATTACTCAATAGATATCGCAGACTTCTTTAATCCAGATAATTACATAGGTTCTATAGAATTGCTAGACGGGCCACGTAATGAAAAACAACTAGAATATTATTTCAAATGGCTGATCAGGACAAAGGAGAGATTAAATGAGAATAAGTAAAATACCAGGATGCGGAAGTTTTGGCGTATACATAGACGATGTTGACTTTAATAATATGTCAGATGATCAGTGGATGGAAATAGGTAAAATACATCTACAAGAAATGGTTACTATCATACGAGGAGCCAATCTTGACAAAAACAACTATTATAAATGGATGAGAAAATGGGGCAAGGATCGTATGACCTTTTGGGGTTTGCTTTTTCAAAAGTATCCATGGTGGAATGGCAAGCTAGATAGTATTATGACACATCCTGATGTAAGCGAAGACGATCGTAACAGTATATGGGGATTCTTCCGTGTTAGAGAAGGTGTGGGACAGGACATGGGTAACATTATACGTGTTAGCGGTAAAAAGGATGAATACGGTAATCCTATAGGCATGTTTGCAGAAGGAGAATTATTATGGCACAGCAACGAAAGCGGTAACATTGCATTTGCTCCAGGCGTTGCTCTTTTGGGCATGGAAGGCACCACTGCAAGTGCAACTGGATTTTTGACAACTGTAGATTACTATCAAAATGTAAGTGAAAGTTTTCGCAGCGAATTAGACGAAATGGTTGTGTTGCATAACTTTACTCCAGGTAAAATTAATCCTGGATTAAACAGTGCTCAAGATAACTTGATGTATAAAAACATGGCTCCAGACCCAGATGCAGAAATACCTATGGTAATACGCAGTCCAGGTGGACACAAAGGGTTACATTACAGTTTTAATACCGTTACAGGTATCAAAGGCATGAGCGATAACGAAGCTCGTAAAGTGCTTGAAAAAATAAAAAACGAACTGGAAGTAGATGAATATATTTACGACCATTGGTATCAGCAAGACGGCGATTTGTGTTTGTTTGATAATAGCATTACACAGCATAGACGCTTAGGCAGCACCGATAATAGATTGTGTTTACGTTATCAATACGATTACACACATTTGCAAGAGGATCCTTGGATGCCTTATTTGCAACAGCCTTTTATCGACAGTTATATAGACCGTATTACATTTGTTGTAAATGCAATGCAAAACAAAGAATTTAAATTACCCCTAAAGGAAAATTATGTGGAAAATTGAAACCTATGACGGCTCGCAAGATTTAACAAACTTTATGGCAGAAGCAGAAAAGAAAAGATACTACAATAATAGTGATCCTAACATGTTGCTTTCTGCCTTAAAAAACGAGGAAGAAGCAACACTTTTCTTGCTTTACAACAATGACAATATAATAGGAACAGTAGTAAGTCATAGATTAAAAGGGTTAGAAATATTAGGAAAAAATTCTTACCGTATAGGCGCAAGAATCTGTGTATTATCACATCTTGTGCAAGGTGATCGTTTGCACACTTCAATGCGAAATCTTAGAAATGCTCCTAGGCCGCATGACCATCCTAGTGCTCAATTTTTAATTCCGGCATGTATAGAACACTGTGGCAGAGATAATCCCTTATACATAAGCACTCATGCAAGTCCTATAGCTAAACAAAGAGCAGTGCATACACGATGGGCACCAGAATGGCGAAAACAAGGCTTTTTAGAAGATCCTATCGAATTAGAATACAGAGGAACGTTTCAAAGTTTTTGGAAATTTAAAGTTGACGCATATTACAAAGAAATGGAAGATGAGCGTTGGCCTGAGGCAGAAGCTGCACTTCCTCTGAATCTTTAAGTGTATTCTTTACAAAGTTTAAAAAATTCAAACATTTCAGGAAACGCTGTGGAAAAATTATTACCACGGCGTTTATCTTGTTCAGTAAAAAATTTATAAAAATCTGTTCTGCCTTGTATAATTTTGTGTAATGGATATTCTGTAGTCTCCATATAATCTACTACACGTCGAAACTTTTCATACTCAATAGTGCTAAATGCATCTTTACGACTATCATCGACATTTTCTTTAATAAACTGTAAATGGTCTTGCATGTAAGTCATGTAACTTTTTGGCAATATGTTGATATCGTATTGTAGTGGTTCTTTCAGATAAGGCGTGTCAAATCCTAACCGCTGCCAACGATATGTTTCTATATCGTTATACTTTCCACGCCATTCAAGTATCTTTTCTAGTAGTGTGCGAAATGTAGTGACGCTAAAGATATTAAATGTAATCATAAGTGTCATAGGAGCATTGGTGTTTCGCATAAAGTAATCTAAATTACGCTCAAACACTTCAATGTCTAATCCGTCACGTATATACTCTGCACGTTTGCCCCAAGTGTCAATACTTGTAAACATTTTGAATCGTCTAATCTTGTTGTTTGTCAACAAGTCGTTTACACGGTTTGTAAACTTTTCTAACTGTTTTGGTTTGCCACCTAAGTTGCTGTTACAATTAAGTTCTAAGTCTGGCTTAGGATCTGCATCCAGCATGTCAAATAATCTATAAGTGCTTTGTTGTATAGTAGGTTCGCCGCCTGTAATACGTAAAATGGTAAGTTCTTTACTTAATTCGGGCCACCACCGCCAAAATGCTTCTAAATATGGATTGTTTTCTTCTGGGTAAATGTTAAACCAATCAATGTCACATCTATGATTTTTTACCATATCATATGGGCCGTGTTGTTTTATTTCTTGATAATATCTGCTGCTGGCTTTTGGATGGCAGTATCCGCAACGAAAGTTACACTCGTTGCCAAACGACACTTCTAAATATTCAGGATTTACATCAAATTCGGCACCGCCTTCTTTTACTGCTGCTAATCTGTCTTTAAAAAATATACTTTGATTGCGTTGTTTTCTATCGCTTATGTAATCAGCTCCCATATTTTCTATATTCCAACAATACTGACAGCCTTTTGGTTGTTCTCCACGTAACATAGCAGCACGTTCTTCTTTCTTTTGTGCTGTATTGTGAATTGCACTAGGATTATCTTTTAATGCTTCGATATCAATCTTATGGGGAGCAGGGTGATAACAACTATGTGTTTCACCTGTTTGAAAATATATGTTGGCATGATACCATTTTGCAAAACAAAACGTAGGTGATATTTCTTTTGTTATACCATCAATGCGCTTTATTTCTTCGCTTTCGCTACGTTTCATTTTTTACTCTCTATCTAAAAACTTTTTGCTATTGTCTCGAGCTGGATTTTGATAGACAGTTTTAAAGAAAGCACTTTGATTAGCATTTAATGATTCAGCAGCGATAGGCAAATCCAGCTCTTCTATTAATTTATAACCAAGCTCTATTGTTTCTTCTTCCATTTGATCTTCATTAAGATCTTTGCCATCCCAAAAGGTGTTTAACCAGTCAAAGTCACGCACATTTACAAAATCCCAATCGGTGCACATTGTTTTATACAAACCTTCTCTCGCTCCGTATATAGCCCAACGTCCGTTTTCAACATCAGCACCTACCATAAGCCAGATGTATAAACGATGCAGGTTTTTCCAATGATTTTTGTAAAAGTCTTCTACATCAACACGCATACCTCGATCTAGTGCCATTTTTACACCTTCCCGGAAACCGGCACGCCATGCTTGATGCGGTGTTGCATTATTATATATAGTGCTAAAGGTTCCATTCATTTGGACATATTCGGTATCCCAACAAAAATCAACTTGTGCATGTGGATTGTCATCGGGTGCGTTTTCGTGTGTGCGCATATTTAACACATGCTGTTTCGGCCAGCATTTTATACCTCCATTACCGTATTGCAAACCATTAATAATATTATCAGCTGTCCAACTTATAACTTTGTTACTTAAATCTGTATTTTCGTCAAAATCAATCGACTGTGTCAAAAAAGAATCATGTATACGGTTATCACCATCAATTGTAATAAATCTATCGGTTGTAGATTTTTCAGCGGCTGCTTTATGGGCGCTATCGCTGCCTTTTACGCCGTGAATACGTTCGGCCCACGGAACTTTTTTGCACAAATCTGCATAGTTTTGCTCAGCGTTAGGCTCGTCGTAGCTTAAATAAATGATATCGTAGTCAATTACACGGAATGTGTTAGTCATTTATTACCTCGTGTTTGTATAGATTAAACTTACGCATAGTATAAACACTTACCTGTTTGTTGTCAAATTGAAAATTAGAATCAAACGGTATTTCTAAAGAGTCGTCAAAATTTAGAATAGTATACAAAACATTAGGATCATTCTTTTTTGTTACACTATAGAATTGTGTTTTTGGATCAATGTTAATAGATTTTCCTTGTAATTCAAGAGGAAGTTCTGGATCAATTTCTAATTTCCAACATAAATTTACATTATCTTGAATTACTTTTATATCCGGGTTTTCATTTCCTATAGTAGGAATTTTATACAAAAAAGATTCGCGCATAAAGGTTTCTTGATATTGCTTCATACTAACTAATCTAAAAACTTTTTCTATAAAATCATATTCAACTCTGTATTTTGTAAAGCTATCTGACCCATCTAAGAACTTAGTGACTTCTTTTAAATCTACTACCAGATTGTTATTATTTTTATCTTCGGAATTCTGTATTGATAAAATAGTTCCGTTGTTATCGTATACTATAAATCTTTTAGTCACAATGCTTACTGTTTCCATCAACTTATTCCTAAATGCTTTTCATAGGCTTGAATAATTTCCTCACTTACAAAATCTTTTTCAGTGTAGTGTAGAATGCCAGTTTGTGTATAGTTACCAATCTTGATTGTAAGATCGTCACTTAAATATGGTTCAACTCTATCTTGCCATCTATCAGAAACATATGTTTTCCAATTTTGTATACGAGGTTTCATATGTGTAAAACTAGGATATTTTACATTAGAATTTGTAATTTTGTTTTCTATATTCATTATTTTTGCTGCAATAGCAGCACTTACATCCATACTACAAACTTTTTGATAAATTTTACCGCCGGCATGAGCTTTATAAAATTGCTGCCAATTATTTGTTATCATTTCAAGCCATGTATAAAATTCATGTGCTAAGTTGCTTTTTTTGAAATAATGAAATCCCGAATATAAGTTTGGTAAATTGAATTTATTAAACGCTTGTCTATACACTGTATCGTCGACAAGCTCACCTCTGTATGAATAAACCTTACTAGTGTAAAATAAATCATAGTTTTGCAAAAAATCAAACCAGCTGGATATATCTTGTAACACAAGCATATCTGTATCAATTACAACAGTTTCGTCATAAGGTATTGCATGATATATTTTCCAACGATTGCTTATTTTCCAATCCTCGTGCTCTGCATGATCTCCCCAAGGTATTTCAACTATATGATCAAATAATTTTTTATATTTAGACGGGACTGGATCATTTGTTATTAAACATATACTAACATCTTTGTTAGAGGCATGTATACTCATTGCAGAAAGGCACGCCTGTAAAACATAATTATTAGCATTGTTTTGTGCTAGCATTGTAAAATTTTTAGTTGCCATTAATTACACGCTCCAAGCTAAATTTGTTCATAATATGTATATTACTTCCACTAAGTTTTACTGGTGTATACTCGCCTAAGCTGTTTTCTTTTTCTACTAACATATACACTATATCATTTGTAATACGTGTAAGAATGTCTTTGTCTAAACTGAAAAAGTTTTTTCCGGGAAGTTCTGCTGCGAAATTTCCTTTTTGAAATCCGTTCATGATATGAATAGCTATACTAAATGCAAAATCATTTCTATACATGGTGTTTTTAAATTGATATACATTTCTGTAGTGTATGTAATTTTCTCTTATATGGCTAACTAAATTAAAAAATATCTCATTCAGCTTTGTTTTTCTAAAGAAAAAAACAGTTGCCCAATAAAAATCAATGCTAGTATCGCTAATATGTTCAAATTCGTAAATATTTTTTCTATGTCCAACATGACTAGAATTTTTGTAAAGTAAAAAATCATTTTGCTGCAAAAAACAATTATTAAGTTTGTTATTGCAAATTACAAAATCTGTATCCATAACAATAGTTTCTTTATATGGAGACAAACGGTAACTATGCTCTCTACCAAAATTACGAAAATTTAAAGATTTACTATATAACGATCCATCATTATATTTTCTTGTATTGTTTATAGCTGCATTTTTTACTTCAATAATTTTGTCAAAATGAGGATATTGTTCTATGTTTACTTTTTCATCGGTTACAATACTGGTTGGCAAATCCATAAATTTGCTAATACGCTCTGCAGCATGCCTAGCTTGATTTAAATAATTTAGACTATCATTATTGAATGCAAACAGTAATACGCCTTTGCTCATAGATCCATAATACTCTCGACTGATCTTTGATTTTTTAATTTGGTATATTCTAACAAATATCTATTTGCTGCTTCAAAGTAAGTTGTAACTAAATTTTCAACAAACGGTTTTAAACTTTCTATTTCAATAGGAATTCCGTTGTCGTCAATTAGCACAGTTTGATCTTGTTCTAAATTTACAAGTGTTTGACAAAAACTAATCAATTGCTGCGAAACAGAAAATTGCCCGCCGTTATAATAATAGATTAAGTTTTCATGGTATTGTTCGCTTAACAAACGTTTTTGATTGTTTAGTGTAACCATATAGTTACTAATATCTAATGCTTTTTCTAGCCGCTCGTCCATAAAACCTCCAGAGAATTATACTAGTATTATATATTTAGAAATTTGTTTTGTCAACAGTGTTCTGATTAAAGATTACTGTTTACAGTTCCTACAGGAGCTGTTTGCTGGATAGCAGGATAAGTGGTTGCACTAATAGTAAATTCACTGTCTGGCGTAAATGTATAAAAAGTGCTGGTTAATAATCCAGTGACACTTTCATCAACTGGTGCGCCTGCTTCACCAGGTTCAATTTGGAATCCGGTTCCTGTATCGTCGTCGTTGAATCTTGCTTCTATTGTTAATGCAGTTGGATTTGAAGCATTATTAACTGCTAATCCTATTTCAAATTCATTGTTCACGTAAATATTCTGGCCGCCACCACTTACATATCCACCAGATATAGTATAGATAAGTGTTCCGGCATCTTGTGCTGTGTTTGTGCTAAGGCTTGTAATTGCAACATTACTACCTGTTCCATTGCTATTTGCACTAATTGTTCTAAAAGTTAAAGGCGATGATGTAAAATCAGCACCTATTTGTATTTCTCCTGCTAGATTTAAAATTCTTGCCCAATCGCCATCTTTTGAAGTTACAGTTCCACTAGTGCCACCTGTAAGACTTCCGCTCCATTTTAACATACCGCCTGCATTAAAAAAAGCATTAAAAGCAGTTGATGATGCAAAATTTACTGTTACACGATGTCGTATTCTAGTGCTCCAGGGGTTAGTAGACCCATCTCTTGTGCTAGCAGTAGATACACCTAAATTTGTTAACAGTGTTGCTTGCGAAAAACTTGCTGTGGGAAAGTCTTGCGATACATTTGGACTAAAGGCACTTATATCTGATGCTATTAAATTCAAATCGGTAATATCACTATATTCAATAAGTGTGCCCTCAGCAAATTGAGTAATAAGAGCATCTGTCGAAACTGAATTAGTTTGATGAACATAGCATGCCTGAGCATCTTTAAATAGGTCTATATATTGTTGCTCGGTAACGGTATCACTTACTCCAGGAGTAGATCCGCCTACAACATCTGCACTCGTCGGAGTTCTGCCATATTTATTTACAACAGGTAGAATAACGCCCCTAAGGTTGTTATGTTCTATTGCTGTAATTGGATCGCCTTGGGCCATTAAATTTCCTCACTGTATATTATAACAAAGTTATATGGTTCTGTCAAATGGAGAAATCCAATCCTCGCTGCGCATTGCAACTTCAACTAAGTTTATTTGATTTTGCGCACATAAACTTTGCAAGAGTGCTATACTTGCCGACACTGTGCTAGTTTTCATGCTTCCGGAGTTATCAATACTATATGCTACTGTAGATCCTGGAGATAAACTGTTTAATCCACAAATTGCAAACCAATCACTTGCAGAACCAGCATCACCGTTATCTCTACTAACTGTTACAGGACCTGTTGCTATAGAATCACTAGTAAAGGCACTAGGAACTCTTAAATCGCCTACACTTGCACCACCTGGTGCTAACAAATAGAAAGGTCTGTTTGGCCATGCACTTCTAAAGTTAGTCCACTTACTTGCCATACCAGCATCAGTCTGACTGCTACTTTCATCACATACGCCAATACAAGTTGCTGCCGAAGTAGTAGGTATTGGCGCTGTTGCTTGATCGAAAGTTTGATTGTTTGTATAAGCAGCAGTAGGCACGTCAACATGAACTCCTATAGCTCTGTGCTGAATAACAACACTTGTTATTGTGCCTTCTACTACTTCGTCTGCCCCTACGTTTGCATCGTCTTGTAAATCAATTCTAAAACTAATAGATTGGCTGTTATTTTCTTTTGCCTTTATGTTCATATAATTGTTAGAATATACAGGAGCGCCGCCGCCTGTTTTGTTAAACACAGTTTGATAGCTGCCAGTAAGTTCATAGTTTCCAATTGCGCTTCCTGTCCCAGCTTGACTGTCTCCTGGATTTGCTTCGTAGGCACTACTTACAGTTTGGTTATATTTGAATTTTACCAAACCTATATCTTCTAATAAATTTTTCCAATCTTGACTTTTTGCAAAGTTTGCTGTTCCGCCTGCTGGCAAATCTTGCATGGAAAAATCTAAACGTATTTCTCCGCCAGCGTTGAAAAATGCTTTTCTATGATTTGCATTTTGAAAGTCTACTGTAAATTCGTGCGTAATTGTTTGAGGAGTTGCCGCACCGCCCCATGCTTCTGATACCGGCCTAACACTGTTCACTCCTGCTACTTTTGTTTCTGCAAATGTTGTGGATAATAAATATTTGTCTGCTTCTACATCTAGTAAAACAGTTTCATATGCAGTATGCAGTGCATCTGTGATTTGATCTTGATCTGTGACTTGGAATAGTCCAGCTGCTCCAGGATCAAACGCATTACCTATTTGATGATATCGAGCATTAGTAACATCTGTATATAGGTTGTTCATATGTGTAGTTGTTACAACTTCTTGTTGAGCAACTTGACTACTTGCAAAAGTGCCAAACACTCCTTGGTTATAACCTAACGCACCACTAGACGATGGCGTTGCCATTATAGCCTGTATTCTTCCTTGTAAGACATTGTAACGTGCTGCCGAAATTATATCGCCTACTGCCATGATTTATCCTTTTTTATATTTACACTTTTAAAACACACTCGATTAATTTTTCAGATTCTTCATCGCTTGATTCTAGTGCTACTCCAACTAAGGCCGTAGTTGCCACTGTGCTACATATACCATCTTGCCATGCATATACTGCTTGGCCTTTTTGGACTGCACCTTTTACTCTTACAGGAACACGCCCTTTTAATCCAATTGCTTGTCCGTCACATTCACTGTTCATTAAGTATGCAGGAGCGTCTGATATGACACCTATAGCTAAACAGCTAGAACCACATGCTGTAGTTTCAGCATCGCCGCCAACGCACATTGCTGTGCCAACGGGATATTCTTTATCTGTAGTATATTTTTCAGCCAAGTCGGCATATTGTGCGCTGGTTGCTGTTCCTTGGAATTTGCGTCCCCAAACATCGCCATTTGCATCTCTTACTACAACACTATAAGCAGTGGTTGATTGCGGAGTAGTTGCGGCACGATTGCCTAACCCTGGCACTGCTATTGTATCAGCAGCGGTTGCTTGTCCTGTAAATGTTGTTGAATGAACATTGTTCCATTTTAATGTTGTTGATCCTAATGCATATGTATCGTCTGCCATTGGAAAGAAACCGCTGCCATTCGTATCGTTATGCATTATTTTAGCAATGCTTTCATTAGTTGAAGCACTTGTAGCTTTGAAGCGTATTTCGTCGCCTTGTGTGTTTTCTATTACACCTTTATTAGAATTTTCAATATAAATTCTTAACGGTAAATTGTCTCCAATTCTTATTCCGTTGTCAATAGGAAAATCGTAGTATAGTCCACCTGTAGTAACAAAATTGCCTATAGGCTGGCCGTCAAATAATTTAGAGTTGGTTGCTGTTCCCCAAAACCAAGTATCTTCAGCATCACTATCTGTTTGCGTAATACCAGCATTTCCAGTTCCTAATGCTGCTTGATCTCCGGGTGTTTTTATAAGGGTAAGACCTTTTGACACATAAGGAAAGTTTGTCAAGATTGCATAAGGCTGAATATCAACCGGTTGAGAACCGTCTGCGGCAGGTGTAAAATGATCGTCTGCAATAATATATACAGGTTCGTCATTTACAACCGCTATAATACAAGCATGGCTTACATCTGCATTATCAAGCACAAGTGCAGAAATTAGTTGTGTAGTTCCATCGCCAGCTGCTTGCGGACCAATCAAAACAAATTCATTTTCTTCAGTTTTTCCGTATAATTGGTTGGTTTGTGTGTTCCACCATAAATCGCCTTCGTCTAGCCCTGGCGGTTCTGTAGGAGCAACTTCTGCACCGCCAGCATTCTTCCATGCTGTTCCTGTCCAAAACTTTAATTTTGTAGTGCCAGCATCATACCAAACCTGTCCATCTAATGCTTTGGTAGGGGGTGTAGATCCACTAAAATTTTCTAATAGAAAAATAAAGTTTTCGTTTTGTATTTCACCATAACCGCTGTAGTTTTTACCTACCAGTTTAAGGTCTGTGGTTTGATCAATAGTGCCGTCTTCAACTGCGGTAAGTTGAGCACCGCCGAACCTATTAATTATATATGCCATATCTGCTCCTCGTGCTTTATGTTATTTATCGCATTTATGTATAATACGATCAGGCAAGTATATCGTTCCGTGATAGTAATGGTTTATGCACCCATTGCGAACCTTCTTCTTCAAAGTATATAAGCAATCTACTAACCGTTGGAGTAACTTCAACTTCTGTTTCAGCAATATGCCCTGCACTTGTCACCGCATTCTTATTGAGTGTTCCGCCTGCATCAAACGGTTCTGTTGTTACTTCAAATACCGGACTTGCTGGTGCTATTTCACCATCTGAAACATAAGCTGCAAAAGCAGTTCCGTCTAAAGATGTAGATAATGTAGAATCTAAATATAGTTCAATATTTGTAGGATCAACCACTCTTACGTAATATCTATTATTATTCAAAGCTGTCATGCCCACAACATTAAGTATTATTATTTCATCTCCATCGTTGTATCCGTGTGTAGCACTGGTTGTTACTACAACAGGATTAGCCTGAGTAGCTGCTGTCATAGTTTTTGTGGCTCCTACTGTTCCAACTAGGTCCACCGAGTAAGCAGTATATTGATAACGTGTTGCTAATATTCTTGCTATTGTTCCTTCCAAATAATCTCCTGGAGGTGCCATTTGTTCTAGCATGGTAACAACATTGTTTATCAATGTAGTATCTGAACTTCCAACGGATTCTACTTCGTAAGACACGCCTAAATCTGTAACGTCAACCGAAAGTAAAACTGGTAGTGTTGCTATTTGATCATCTACATAAGCCTTGTTTGCTGCCTGATTATCTTGAGAAGGAGCAGAAACTCCAGTAATAACTTTGTCTGGGCTAATAACAATATTACCCGGCACATTAATATTCAAATCATTACTTGCTGTAATTGTATCATCGTTGAAATTAAGCTGATCAACTTGTAATTCTGTTAACGTGCCTAATTGTGTTATTCCGGGTGCGCTGGTGACTGTTGCACCTAGTGCAGTTTGAGAGAGTATTTCTGTGCCGGCAATTTTATAAACTTTATCTGCTGTTTTTAAATCAACGTGCTCACTTGATGTCCAACTTGTGCTAGCGTTAATCCATACCCAATCTTTATCGCCATCTGAACTTTTTACTACAATACCTGCTTCGTCAATTGCAGAATCGTCTTGAATAGTGCTATCCTCGCTAACTCCTAGCTCAATCTGATAATCCTCTACACGTAACACAGTAGTATCAACGTAAAGCTGATCACCTTGTATTCTTAAGTCTCCTCGTATTCTAACATCTGCATCAATATCTACAACATTTGCATCGCCTGTTGTTGGAGACAAGTCCTGTGGCCCATCTGTAAAGATTCCCATTAATTTTTTATCATCTGCTGAATTATCAATGAAAATACCGTTTACAACTCCATTGCCATCTCGGAAATCAAGTTTGTAATTTAAATTTAATCCTGTAAGCTCTTGTATAATCGTAGAAGCATTTACTCTTTGTCTAAATTCTAGTCCTGTGCCTATAATCAATCCGTTATCATTGTTTATGTGTAATAATCCGTCAGTTGTTTGACTGAATCCTATAGGACTAGTTTTCAAAAAACTATTAGTATCAAATATATTTCCGTCAGCATCCTGAATGTTCAAAGCTGTTGATGCTGTGCCGTTCCAATAAAAATTTGGATAAAGTTGACTTATGTTATACCCAACTGATAACCCTGTAAATCCTGTGATACTTGGAATAGGTGTAAATTCATCCTTAGAAATAATAGCTACAAGAGCACCGTTTACAAATAATTTGTTTATAACCTTATTTTGACCATCTTCTTTTGAAATAACAGTGTCTGCAAATAATCCGTTTTGACCTTCTACTTTTGTAAACTTTGGTCCTACTAAAACATATTCAGATCCATTATAAAAATACAATTGCTCTGTTTGACTGTTTATCCAGAGATCGCCTGCTAATTTTTCGGTTGGCTGGCTACTAGCATACTCTGTATTATCAGTATTTCTAAAAACAGAGCCATCGTAAATTTTTAATCTACCTGTTGTCCTATCATACCATAATTGCCCTTGTATTGGTGCTGTAGGCGCAACAGTATTATTAAAATTTTCTAGCAGAGCAATAAAGTTTTCATTTAATACTTCGCCAAAGCCTTGATAATTCTTACCTATAAATGTTAAATCTGTTGATGTGTTATCAATTTTACCATCTATTAATTCTAGCAGTAAAGATCCGTCTGTTAAATTTAGTTTATAACTCATGCTGCCTCTCCAACATATATAATATAATTTGTAGTCAAATACGGATTGATAACATCCATTGGATCATTTGTAACTGTTGACAATCCTCCTGAATTGTCTAACTTGAATCCTGTTGCGTTATCAATGCCTCCTCCTGCCGAGACTTCGGTTGGTGTATCGTCAGCAACCGCTTCAGTAAAGGCATAAAATTGCTCACTATTTTGACTGTTCAAATCGTGTGTATGATCAGGTAAATTAGCTTCAGTAATTGTTTTTGTTTCATCGCCTGCTACATAACCTTCTATATTTGCATTTGAAATTCTATTTGTTGTGCCTGCAGGTAAAACATTAATTCCATCTGCCATACTCATATTTCCTACAGCATTTCTTCCTCGTAGATCAGGAAGTCTAAAGTAGCCACTGCCTACTAAACTAGCATCAGTGCCATACTTCCATGTAGTTGAATCTGCTTCTATCATGCCAAGTGCATTTGCAAGATCTCTAAATTCTGTCCATAGCAATGCTTGTCCGTTACACCATTTCCATAAAGTTAATGGTTCAGTGGTTCCTGCATAAGGTAGAATTGTTCCTAAAGGAAAAAACGGTATAGTGCCTATAAAATCATTTTGAGTTATTTTTACTAAACCTGTGCCAGATCTGAATGCTAATACTTCATCAGTGGATAACGCTGTTCCTCCTGATGTTTGAGCATTGATAGCGTCGGGCGATATACTAGTTGTAATTGTTTTTAATTGGACGCCCGAACCGTCAAATTGCACAACACTGCTTGCCATATCACCGGCAATTTGTAATTGCACTGGTGTTTTAAGTTTTGTTGCTGTATCTGCATTGCCTTGTAGCTCTGCTTGAACTGTTATTACATTTCCGGCATCTAAAGGAATAATGTTGTTTGTTCTTATGGTTTCTATATACGCACCATTATATACAAGACCGTTAGATCCTATGTTATAACTATTGGTTTGATCCGGAAATAAACTATAACCAGTTATATTTCCCTGAATAGTTGCATTGTCTCCTACAGTAATATCATTTGTTACTGATAAATTTCCATTAAGACTTACATTGCCACCAATTTCTGCTGTTGTAGAAACTTTTAAATTACCTATAATATCTAGTGTTGCATCAGGAGATGCATTGTTTATACCTATATTGTTATCTGCAATACCTGCCTTTACCCTAAACGCTGGTGTTGCATAATCAGTATTTCTAATATCAAATGTGCCGCTTCCTAAATGTTGAATCACACTATCGGTGCCTTCAACAATAATACGCATGTTTGCTGGCGAGCCAATATCAACACCGCCATTATTTTGTATCTTTAATTTTTTTGTAAGTAAATTTTCAATATTACTTTGTAGAACATTTTCTGCAGGAATCTCGGTGTTACCATATATAAGTTTTTCAGCATATGCTGCTGTGCCAGATAATCTTCCTTGCTCGCCGGCTATGCTTCTACTTAAATTTATACCTTTCCTAATTATTGTAGATGTATCTTCCCAAACTTTGTTAAATCCAGCTATAGGACTTTTGGGAGTAAAATTATCATCTGCAATCAAACCAATTACAACATTATCTACAAGTATTTGTAAAACTGATTGATCAGCGTTTTGTGTATCTACAATAGTTGCTGCAATAATACCTGTATTACTTGTATTTTGAGGTCCTATTAATATCCAGGAGCCGCCACTGTATAGATACAATTGGCTTGTCGATGTATTCACCCATAAATCGCCATTGACACTATTTGTGCTTGATGGTTCTGTGGTGCTTTTTTTCAAACCGCCTGCTGCTACCCAGCCTGTTCCGTCATATAATTTTAATTGATCTACACCTTCTCTAGTATCATACCATAACTGTCCTTCGACAGGATTTCTTGGAGGGGTAGAATTTGCAAAATTTTCTAAAAGGTGTAGGAAATTAATGTTGAGGGTTTCGCCGTAATCAGCAACTTGCCTACCTACTAGTCCTAAACTAGTATCAGTGTTAATTTCTGAATCTTCAACAACAATTACACCCTTATTCAATTCGTCGCTGAATCTAACATTGTATGCCATTAATTAACACCTCCGCTTAGACTCTGAACCCTCACAGTATAATCAATTTGAATCAATCTGTTTAACGATTTTTGCACTGGATGAAAAATAACATGTGTTATTAAACGGCCTTCGCCTGTTGGTGAGTAACTTTTAAGACCTAATTCGTCAAAAACATATTGCTGTTCAGTATCACTTGCAGTATCAAATGCATCTTGCCCGTCGGGTTCTCCATAATCTAACAAACATGTTACAAGAATATCAGTATAATTAGTTCCACTTAGGTGTCTTGTTTCTATTTTGTTTCTTGTCGGATCCACATTGTTAACACTACGATCATCAATTACTTTTGTATATGTCTGGTTATAAAGACTTGCATTTGTTCCTGTGCTATTAGGTGTAAGGTATGTAATAATACCTGTAGGGTCTACACTTGTTCCGCCATTACCAAATGCCATTTCATATATAAATCCTTGACCGGCATTGCCTAAACTTTCGGCCAAAGCAATACTCATATTTTCGTAGTGAATAGCATTGCGTTTGTCCACAAATACAAACCCTGTTTCGGGGTTGTGTATTTTTATGTGTCCTTCAACATGCACTCCTTGTATATCTGTTGTTTTTTCCATATTTTTATGTCTCACCTATACTGTATTTATCGGGGTAACTTACTTGTTGCACCTGTTATAAATTTTGCTATGCTATTTTCGCTATCGCCTAGTGACGTATCTGGATCATTCCAAACCTTGCCCTTTTTTCTCACAATCTGTATTGTTTGTAAGTTTTGCGGCGTATTAGCAAGTGTAATAATATTATTACTGCTGACTGTAAATTCGGGCTCTACAATAACATCTCCTTCTGTGCTATCTTGTGCTCTTGTTACATCAAAAACTGCTAATTCATTTTTCCTTAATTTTCTTCCTGCTACAAAAACGTCTATGAAGTTCGAGGCGATGTTGCCAAGAATTTCATCTAAAGTCTTACTTGGATCTCTGTATAGAGTTTCAAATTTAGTATAATATTCTAAAGCAAAACTCCACAAATCAAAGTCTAATTCAAAATCTCTTGTGCTACCATCGCCAATTTTTACATCTTTAATAATTTCATCTTTGTATGGAATATTTTCACCAATTCCTTGACTATAAATTTTTGTTCCAGCAGTAAGAAGATTGTTAATGCTTGTTCCTAAAGTTCCTCGTGTCAATTGACGTAGGAAGTTACCATCTTTTACCATGTATTCAATACGTTCACCGTTAACCCATATTACACCAGGAATATTAAGTGATCTATTAGGACTTGGTTCGTCAATTCCATCAGAGCTTGTAAGTTCGATGAACTTATCATAATAATTACAATCTCTTGCTAGACTATATGACTTAGCTTCATTTATGCGTTTAAAATGTGTTCTATTTAAAATGTCTTTAAATTGTCTAAATGCAAATTTTTGCTCTGAAACATTTGCTCCAAATTGTAATATTTCAACATGATCTGTATCCTGTAAAGGCTGATTTAATTGTAACCCCGAATTATTATTTGTAAGTTTATAATCAACTTCAGGTGATAGCAGTTCGCCATTTAAAATTACCCATGTGTATTGCTGTGCTATTGCAGGCTTGCGCAACCTTACATAACCTCTAGATAGCAAATTTCTATCTAAATGCTGTTGACTTTCGACCGGCAACTTATTGCTACTGTAATCAAGGTCATAACTGATTCTGGAAAAATCATTTACATCGTGATTAGAAAATACAAATATTTCAATCGGCTGATCATCTGGAGCATCTCTTAAAGAAAGAATATCTGTATTCAAGTATTCAATAGACTGAATCTCGCCATCAAACTCAACTACTTGACTGTTTACTATTGCACTAACTTTTACAGTGTTCGCTGTAAGAATGCTTACAATACCATACTGAGTATAAGGTGTAAATCCTATACTGTTTAAAGTATTTGTAAGATTTTCATCTAAATAAAGCTCTACATTTAAAGCATCAACTACAGAGACAAAATATTCTTTCTCATTTACTTCTGTCATGCCTACTACATTTTCAATCTGAACTTTATCACCTGTAGTAAATCCGTGTGGAGCAGTCGTTGTTAAAACTGCAGGATTTGCATTTGAAATATTATCAATTGCAAAAGCATCTGTTTCTGGGTAATGATAAACAAAATCTCTTACATATCCTTGCAGTTGCAAAATTGTTTCTTTATTACGACTGCCAATGCTTTTGTTTAAAAGTCTACCACTTACATTTGTGCTGTCTGCAAATTCAAAGTTAACAAAATCGCCTGGTGCTATCTCATATGTCGGTCCATTTACATTTTGATCGCTTACAACAGTAATTTGAGTTGTGATAAAAGTATACTCGCTGTCTTTAATTACATTAATTTGTAATTCGTCTCCGGCTACACCTATATTATATTGTAATAAATTGACTCTATAATTTATTGGATCATATATCCAATAATTTCTATTTAAAACTTCGCCGTTAAGATATACAACTACGTCCTCTTTCCTTATAGAATTTACATCTCTAATAGCCCAGGCTTCTAAATCATAAGACCTGCTGGATGTAACAGTATACGTTATAGTATACATTGAATTTAGGAAGGTATTGCCTTTCTTAACAAGTATTTTATCAGCAACAGGTCTTTCATTAAAAGGAAATCCTATCGACTGGAAAGTATGACTTAGATTATCATCAGTAATATCAAAAGTTTTATCTACTACAATCTGACTGTATTTTTGAGTTGTTCCTGCATATATTGTGTATGTGATTATGCTACCTTCGCCTAATGCTCCGCCAAAGTCAATAGTAATTCTATTGTTGTCTGATGCAATCAAATTGTAACCTTCTTCGTATACTATACCATCAACTGTTATAAATGCTGAAATAGGAGTTTGATAAGCAATTCCTGTTTCGAATGCTGTAGTATAGCCATCGCCAATAAAAGTATCACTATCTAAAATATCATTACCGTTGTTACCAATAGTTAAAATACTTACTATAGAATTAGCCGGAACAAGTGAGCTGTCAGATATGCTCAATGTTTTTGTTTGATAATCAAATTCATAAACTGAGCTATCTTGCACAACATTATCTATCTTCATTATTATATTTGAATTAGACTGTGGGTATTCGTCTAATTGCCAACTTACAGTTTCTCCATCTGCTACAAAATTATAAACATTAATCATACCTTGTCCAGATTCTACAGCGTTGTAAACTTGTATATCTAAAGTATCTAATATAGTGCCTGGAACTAGTTCCTCCGGACCTCTATTGTTTATACTTATAAATCCATCGCCATCAACAACAATCTCGCCTGCATTTTGACCGATTGCAGTTGTATATGCTCCGCTTAAAGTTTCTAAATCGCCACCAGTTAATTGTGTATCAAATGCTGCATCTCCAGGTGTAAAACTTCCATCACTATCAATACGACGAATATAAATTATATCTCCGTCAACAGTTTCAATTGGTGGATTGTAACCAGCAAGATTTATTACAGTTTGAATGCCATCGCCTGTAATACTTCTAATTACAGCATTTGGATTAGTGACTAGCGCAGTCTGACTTGCTTGATCCACAGATTCATCATAGTTAATATCATCTAATCTTACGTTATTTTTATAAACTGTATAAATTACACCTGCTTCTAATGGTTCGTCTAATTCAATAAATTGTGTGCTACCGTCTGCGGTGAATTTTATATCGTTAAATGTTGTATCAAATGTATCAAAACCGCCTACACCAAATGTGGTAGTTTCAAACCCTTGATTACCAGTTAGTGCAATTGTATCTATTTGAACGCCTGAATAATCAACCCCGTCCATTAATTGCGATAGATCTTTGCCTAGCATACCTGTTGAAGGATTGTAATGATAACGTATTCTATCGGCAGCATGTAAATGCTGTGGTGCAATTTTATACGAAACTTGAATATTAGCACCAAGTTGTGGTATTACAAAGAAAGTAATTACTCCTTTATACCTAGTAAATCCTTTTGTTGTATCTAACTTATTACTAATTGTATATTCGCTTGATAAACTTTCGACATTGTCTACAGTCACCGTTACGTTTGAAGCAGTAAGATCCATAGGCCATTCAAGTTCAAATGCGCTTATACCGGCATTACCTGTAAATGTTTCAGTCTTATCTATATTTGCATATAGTGTTTCATTTATATCAGTGCCATAAGTTCTATCAAACTTGACTGCTACATGTGTGCTTCTTACTTTGCTGTTACCTAAGATTGCAATTACACTTGCATCTTCACTGTCTTCTGCTTGCGAGCCGTTCAATGTTACAACAGGTGCGCTGGTGTAAAAAGCATTGGAGGTATCAATTTCTATATCAACAAGCACACCTCTAGCTATTATACCTTTTCCTTCTATAGTTGGTCCGCCACCGCCGGAAATTGTAACTACCGGTCCTGAACTCCAACCTGTGCCACCGTTTGCAATTGCAAGTTCAGTTATCTCAAAACCTAAATTATCTAACCAGTGTTTTTGTGGATAGGTTTGCACAAAACTGTTAAGCGGTCCTACAACATTTTGGTTAATTTGTAAACTTTCAGGTATTATTTGACGTTGAGATTCACTGTATCTAGGTTGTAAGTCAAAATCTGTAACACTAGTCTCTGTAGGATCTACTTTTTCATATCCGCTAACATACTCTCTAATTTTACTGCTGTATGGTTTAACTTCTGCTACATAGTCTTGATAATTTTCTAAATTATCGTTTCTAAATGTGACACGTTGATCTAGTTCACCTACATTGTGCTTTGCTTTTATAAATGCACTTTTGAACACCCAATCAACTGTGGGCTGTTCTGCAAGAACATATCTTATACTGCTGAAAAACAATTTATTCCATTCGATCTTAAGCTGGTCAACAAATATGTTAGTTTGAAGAGCTCGTAATATAATACGAGTTTCATTTACTGGTTCTCTATCATACAATACACTATCGTATATTTGATTATCGAAGCCGCTATCTGTATTGTTGTATAATAGTTTGCTTAATTGTATCGTTCCGTTCTGCCTGCCAACTGTTTGATAGTTGACAGTATAATCAACCTCAGGAATATCATTTATCTTTTGCAGTAATAACCAGCCGCCTGAACCAATATTTTCAATTTTTACAATATCATTAATATTAGCATTTAGCCCATCTAATGCATAACTTGCTGGTATAAAATGATCTACTGCTGTAATAGAAGAAAATCCTTCTTTATACCAATCTCTATACTGCCAATAGAATGTTGTGTCGTAAGATTGTATACTTTGCCTATTCCATTCTTGTTCGGTTTTATTGTAATTATAGGTTGCCCAAAAACCGCCAATTGAACTGTCATTGGTTACAAGAACTGTAAAAGGTCTGACAATAGCTATTACTTCATCTGTGTAGCCGTTGCCTGCATTTATTATAGTAGCGTTTGTTATTTGGCCTAGGTTATTGATTTCTGTTTTAATAACTGCCCCCGATCCTGTGCCTAATATTTCTACACTTGGTCCATTTCTTGTAGTGGATTCTGCTGTATATGAAGGATCTTTGTAACCTCTACCAGAGTTTTCTATTGTAACTGAACTAATGCGGCCATCTGTGGTTGTCAAACTAATTTGAGCTTGTTCAATTTTACTGGTGCCTACAAATCTCAATAGTCCTTCATTGTCAATTTTTTCGTCATACTCACCGGCAACATCACTCGGTAGCGGATCTATCGCATCTAAAGGAGACAAATCAAAATCATCAACAATCAAATTTTGTAACAAGACTAGATTTACACGTTCAACTATTTGTTTCAAAGCCTCTGTTTTGTTTACAAACATAGTTTGTAATGGCTCATTTAAAATTCCATAGCGTCTTGCTGGACTTACATCTAAGTCGGGTAACTTGTTAAGATTAGCATCATAACCAACTAAACTATCAAACCATTTGTCAACAAGTATATTGTTAGGCTCGCTGGTTTCATCATTTTCTGTTAGTAGAGAATATTCACTATGCACATTACCTAAATTGACAGGGCCATCTGCATAATCAAAATGTATAATTGTGTCTTTTCCGCTTATCAAACTTCTGACATTATGTAATGCAAACTCTTTTTCGTTAAACAACGAAATAAATCTATATCCAGTGTTTTTAGGATCTGCTATTAGGTTTATAACAGTTTCACAACTTGCATTACGACCTGATACATTTGGAATCAATTTACTGTTTCTTACCCAGAAGAAATAACGATTGTTAAATCTTCCTGCTACCGCATCGTATGTTTGAGCTACACTATACTTGGAATCTCCATATAAAGTTGTGCCACTTATATTTTGAGACAACCCTTCAGTAGTATCCGCTATTTCATCCCATTTACTTGGTAGATACGGACTTTCTACCCATTCGTATACATCTACACTAAATCCTTCAATAATTTTATTCCATTTGTTATTTTGGCTTGTAATATTTCCTTGGTAAGGGTTTAACCATTTTACAGTGCTCAAATCCCACCATAATTTTCCTATATAATTATTTGTCCAAGGATTTTTAATTCCGGTATCAGTGCTTCCATTACTATAAACAGCAGGATCATACGGAGTTTTATAAAAAATTTCTTGTTCAGCAATATTAGCAATTTTTCCTTGTATTGGATCAATTACATCTAAATAGGTGATAAGATCGCCGCTGACTTTATCATATAAAAATACACCTTTGAGTTTTTCGTAATCAACAAAATCTTTAGCTCTGCTTAACAATTGCCAGCTATCTGCATTTTGTGTTGCTGTTAAATCTGCAACTAAACCAAATATAGAATCAGTGTCATCCAGGGATACCAATGGCAGTCCTAATACAATATGATTCTTATTGAATAAAATTTTTGGATTTGAAGTATCATTTAATTTTGCCGCTACTCTATTACCATTTTGGTCTGTGTAATAATAGGCATAATCTACTGTTTCTGCATAAACAAATTTTGTAAACAATTTTTCAAAAACATATATTTGTAACT